TTTGCTCCTGCTTCTGCTGTTGTTTCTGCAGCAGATGCTGAAGCACTTGCTGACACTTTAGGTGGTGGAGTAGGTGGTTTGACAATATTCAATAATCCCTTTCCAGCGTCTTTAACCGCATTAATTAATGCTACAACTGGTTTAAGAAAAAGACCACCAACAACACTAGAAGTTATTTTAGCAACGACTCTTGTTGAGGCATTTAATAAAGCAGATAATCCACCATTAATCGCTAATAATATTCCACCAACAACACCAAGATTTTTTATTACATTACTTTTAATTTCTTCTAATCGTTTACTATTTTTTGTAATTAATGCTTGTATTACTTGAATGCTTTGATTTGCTATCCAACCACTCAATAAAATAGTAAAGAACTGTCCTACCTTATCTAATGTAAATTTTGCTTTCGCTGCAATTTTTGCCACAGGAGAAATCAATGCAGATTGCATTTTTTTCTCAATTATACTTTCTTTTCCTTCCCTTAACTGCTGTTGTGCTAATATTCGTTCTTGATTCTGGTTTTGTAACTCTCTTCGTTTATCTAGAGCACTGTCATTTGCAATCGAAACACCAATCTGTTGAAGTGCTGCACTTAAAGACATTATCTGCTGAGACATTCCAGATATCTGGTTTGAAACAGATGTAAGTGCTAATTCATTTCTTGTTAATATACCTATAGTTTGTGGATCTGGTCCAGAAGGAGCAGCGGCACGAGGATTTCTACCAAAAACACTAGAGGAGACCGTGGATCTGGCAACTCTTATTCCACCTAGTATTGGTGATGAAAACTCAGCCATTTGATATGCCGCTCTTTAGATTTTCTTCTTCAATATACTGTTGAAGAAGAGAAAGATAAATCTCCCTCTCCCAAGGTATCATATTTTCTAACTCTGTCAAACTATATTTATGATGTTGCATCAAGGCAAAATTAACTTTATAGTATGACGCAAGATCCTCATGCGCCATACTTACGCGAAAAAAGCAGATAAACCCTCCAAAACTACTTCACTTTCAACATTTGTTTTTGGATTTTTGATTTTAATGCTGTGAGAAAGTTTTGGCATCGTATCAAAGAACTTTTCAATTTCTTTGAATTGTTTGGAACTTAGTTGCTCAAGAAACTCATTTAGTTCTTTTTTAGTGCAATCAGCGGCAGACCAAGATTCTTCTTCAGAGTAAACTTGCTCAATGCATGAAGAAATCAAGTCAAAAGTTTCATCAACTCCAATATTTCCTCCCATAGAGAAGTTGTTTTTAATAAACTCATTCATTGATGGATACTTCATTCTAAGAACTAAAGTATCATCAAGTTTAATATCTCTAGAATGCTCTTCAGAAACTTGAACTTGAATTTCGTCGAGATTGATTGTAGTCGGAACCTGAGTCTCATTATCATCTGGGCAGGTTACAAGAACTTCTACTTCTTCACCTACAGATTTGCCACGAATGTTTAGGAAGAGATACTCAATATCAAATGTGGAAAGTTCGTCTACTTTAACGCCTTTTGTGAGAATACAATTTGATATTACGTTCTTAACTGAATTTGCAATCTGATTGGAATCTTCACTTTCCATTGCAATAATAAGGATCTTTTCTTCTTTAACCAGAAAAGGACGATATTTAACTTTCTTTTTGGATGATGGCACTTCCAACTCATATGTTGGTGTTGCAATTTTTGGTAAAGGCATAATAACCTATAGAATTCATATATTTTTATTTAGAGAGTTCTACGAGATCCAATTACATCATTAACTTGTGGATTATTTGAATTATTTGAAATTGGACCACCAATACCTCTTGGACGAGGATCATCTAGTCTACCTGTACCGACATTTAGATTTCTCCAAATCATTTCGTCCCTTCCTGTTGCAAGACGAGTTGATGTATCTGCACCCGTTCCATCTCTTCTTTCCCTATCCGCAACAGCATTCTTATTATTATCAATGTCATTATAAATGTCAAAACTTAAGGTTTTTCCAGAAACGTATCTTTCATAACTAAATGATGCACTTGCTTTTAAAATATCAGATGCTCCGTATTGAACTAAAATGGAGTTTAATGAAAGTGGAAATAAACCATAGAAAGTATATTCAATCTCGCGTCTATAATCTCTATCAAATTTAATAATCTTAGTTTGATTTGTTTTATATTGTTCTGGGTATCTCATCCTAAAGTAATATCCTTCATTGTATGGAGATGCCTGAGATCCACTGGAAATATATTCCATCCAATGCTCTAAGAACTTAAGTGCTTTATATCCACTGTCAACATAAAACTCAAGATCAATCTGAGTAAATTGGCGAGTGTGTGCCATCTTCTCAGCAACACCCATATAGTTTCCTACAATATCTGTCGTTGCAAAAGAACTTCCAGGTAAGGATGCAGAATTGCACAATAAACCAATACTTTCACCAATGAATCTTGAACCAATGCCACGATAGGCAAGATGACTCCTAAGACCAGCAGGAAGGCCACCAAACACAACTTGATAATGTGAAGTTTGTGCCAGATCTGTGATTAGAGGTTTAAATTGTGATATTTTACGCGGAGTAGGCACTCTAAATACCTTTTATGAGTCTTATTGTTAAGTATTTAGATGTCATATAAAGGAAAATATCAACCCAGCAATCCCAAAAAATATAAAGGTGACCCAACCAATATAATTTACAGATCTTTATGGGAACGAAAATTTATGGTTTATTGTGATACGAATGAGAATATTTTGGAATGGTTCTCAGAAGAAATTGCAGTTCCTTACAGATCACCAATAGACAATAAGATTCATAGGTACTTTCCTGATTTTTATATCAAAGTCAAAGAAAGTACTGGACAGATTAAAAAATATCTAATAGAAATCAAACCAAAGAAACAGACAATAGAACCAATACCACAAAAAAGAAAGACAAAAGGATATATCTATGAGGTTTATGAGTATGCTAAGAATCAAGCAAAGTGGAAAGCAGCACAGGAGTTTTGTGAAGATCGTCAATGGGAGTTTAAAGTTCTTACAGAAGATGACCTTTTTGGGTATAAATAATGCCAAGAAAGACTCTTAAACAAATTAAAGTAGAGCAGCAGGGACAAAAAAAACAAGTAACAGATACTGATTCGAATGTTAATCGTGTCAGAAGTGTTGCTGAAAATCTGATTGGAAATGAAGATCCAGATGATTTAATGTTAGAACTTTTAGATGTACTAGAAGAAAGTGGGAAGATGCCTAGTTCTGGTAAGTTTTATATCTTTGTTTATAGACCAAAGACTCCAAATATTACATATGATCAAAATCCATTGGTTGCCGTAACTGATATTTTTCAGTGGGGATTTAGAGGAATCAACTTTCATTGGGGACAAACTCGTCAATATACATGGGATGAAATTCCTGGATCCATTTATGAAGTATATAAATCTGAACTCAAAGATCTGGAAATGATACCTTTTGCAAAAATACGAATAAATAACTAAAAAAGTATAAATGGCAGATCCAATCTTAGGATTTACATTAGCACAAAATGGAGTCAATCTAGCATCTCAGGCATCCAATGCTCTGAGTAGTGGAGCGAAAGGTCCTATTGAAAATGCATTTAGATATCCTCTTAAAGCATTAGATAATACAACAGATTATCTAAGCATTAAAATCTTTGAATATGTGCTTCCAGCAGGTGGATCTCAGTTTAGTATTGGTACTGCTGCTAATAGTTTTGCAGATTCTAAAATTCAGGCACCAAATTTTAGTCAAACTCTTTCAAAATCAAATATTTCCCCACAATTTTATATTACACTTCCAATACCACAAAATATTACAGATTCAACTTCCGTAACTTGGGGTGAAGATACTATAAATCCTCTTACAGCTGCTGGAGTTGGTGTTGCTGCAGAAGTTCTAAAAAATCCAGCGGAAGCTGGGCAGAAAACAATTAGTGCCCTTAAAGGGGTATTTACAAATCTTGATCAAAATACACTCACATCTTTAAACCAATATGTTGCCGCCCAGGCAGTTTCTGCTTTAGGTGCTAATGTGAGTGCTCAAGGACTTCTCTCAAGATCTACTGGACAAGTATTAAACTCTAACTTAGAACTCCTCTTTCAGGGTGTTAATCTAAGAAGTTTCCCATTTACTTTTGAATTTGCTCCTAGAAGTGAACCAGAGGCATATCAAGTTAAACAAATCATTAGAACTTTTAAACAATCAATGTCACCAAGAAATGGTGGTGCTGGTAGTGGAACAAATACAAATGCTGGTTTATTTGTTGCTTCACCAAAAGTTTTTCAACTTGAATATAGAAGTGGAAATAAACCACATCCATTCTTGAATGTCTTTAAACCGTGTGCTCTCTCTGATATAAGTATCAACTATACTGGATCAAATACATATGCAACATATGCAGATGGTACTCCAGTTCATATGACAATGTCTTTAACTTTCAAAGAGATTAATCCAATTTACTTTGAAGATTATGATACAGAAACAGGAAGACAAGGAGTAGGTTACTAAAATGGGATACTTTAGAGAACTGCCTGATTTACAATATCAGTCTCCATTACCTCACAAAATATCTTCTCTAGATTATGTGAGAGTAAAGAATCTATTTCGTCGTATTCAAATTCGTGAAGATTTACAAGATAAGTTTGTCTTATTCAATAAGTATCAGATACCAGAAGGTGCAAGACCTGATACTGTTGCCGAAGAGTTTTATGGTAGATCAGATTATGACTGGGTTGTTCTATTAACATCAGGAATTACCAGTGTAAGAGATCAGTGGCCACTTTCTGATCGTGATATCTACAGATTTGTAGAAAGAAAATACACCGTTCAAGATATGAACGATATTCGTTATTATGAAACAACTGAAGTCAAAGATTCAAAAGGAAGATTAATTCTTCCTTCTGGTCAGGTTGTAGATTCAAATTTCAGTATACCAGATCCAGATAATAAAAATAATATTGATTTAAATCCAGTAGTTGGTGTTACCAATTATGAATATGAAGTTCAGAAGAATAATGAAAAGAGATCGATTTATTTACTAAAACCAGGATATCTACAACAGTTCTTGAATGATATGAGAGACATTATGAACTATGATCCAAGTTCCCAATACGTTAATAATAAACTAATCAAGACGGAAAACACTGGATTAACTGGTCCATAAAAGATCTAATTTCTTGTCAAACATCATTACATAACGGTGCTTACGGGAGCGTTCTCTCCATTCTCCTTCAACACCTTTTACTTTACCTCGTGAGTGCTTAGTTCCGTCTGCATAATAGAAATCTTTCTTTGCATCTGTGAGACCTGCATATGTGAAGTTACAAGCACGATAGATTGTGCCGCCATGAAAATCACTATCAGCATAAGAGATGATTGCTCTAACTTCAGTATCTTTCCGAAGTTGTTTAATCGTTCTTGATACAAACCAAGAAGTGATGTTATACTCTTCTGATTGTGTGTCAGGATGAATGCAGAGTCTTGACAGTTCAAAGAGTCCTTGCTGTTCATTTCGCTGTAGACCAAAGGCACCTTTTGCAATTTCAGGAACAGGAAGTCCAGTAAAGATACAAACTCCCTGAAGTCCACCAATGTTTAAGGGAGAAAACTCATTTTTCTTAAAGAGACCATAGTTATAACCAGACTTGAAACCTTTGGAAATATCCTTAAGATAGTGATATTTAAGCAACAGTTCTTCTGCTTGTTTTTTAGAAATCTTTTCAATATAAAAATCAGATTTCATAAAAAAAAGGGAGGAGGATTTTCAACTTCCCCCCATTATAGCACAGATACCTTACTCTGCCAACTTTGCGAAATATGACATTGTGTCGTCATCGTCCTCATCATAAGAAGAAGACTTCGAAGAAGAGAGATTGCTCAGTTCAGTGCGGAGATCTTCATCGAGATCTTGAACTGTTCCACGAGAAGTTTCTTCCTCATCAGCAACCTCAGGATCCTGACGACGAGAACCCTTGTTACCAAGAACATAATCAAGACGCTTCTTCAGTTCATCATAGGTCTTGAACTGATCGGGAGCAACAAGTTCTGCAAGAGAATACTGCCTCTTCCAGATTGCTTCCATCTCATCATCATCGTCCAGAAGAGCACCTTGTGCAGCAAACTCACTGGAATCATAATTACGGTAACCAGCAACGTTCTTTGCCTTCAGTTTGAAGTTAGCACCTTGCCAGAAGTCAAAGGGATCAATTGCTTGCTCATCCTCAAACTCGGGTTGCATTGCGGCAGTAATCTTATCAAAGATTTTCTTACCGAACTTATACAGGAAAACTTTACCTTCGTTAGCAGGATTAGCAGGATCCTTCACCACATAGATGTTGCTCACATAAGTCAGTTTACGCTTCTGCTTACGGGCAACTTCCTTACCAGCATCAGTGCCATTATTCCACAGTTCAGAGTTTAGTTCCGATACGGGATCTTTCTGGTTCAGGGTGGTGAGAGAGTTTTCAATATACCAACCACCAGATCCTTGAAAGGCGTGAGAGTACAGTTTCACAAACGGTAGATCTTCACCGTTAGGAGCAGGGAGGAAACGAATGACGGCATAACCATTGCCGCCCTTATCACATTCGAGTTTCCAGAGACGATCATCACCAGATGATGTGTTATTATTCATTTTTTCGACTTCCTTGACCAGTTTTGCGGTCAGGGAACCAAGTTTAGACTGCTTCTTTAGATCAGAAAAAGACATTTAGATTCGGGGGATAGTTTGGATGTTTTGGATTTACTTGGATAGTATAACAAAAATAATCTTATTTGTCAAGAAATTTCTTGAGAGATTCAATAGTTTTATTCATACTATTAAACAGTAAACTCATATCTGTGTCGGGAGGAAATCCCATAATTGCCACAGATTTGCGAAGATTTTCTTTCATTTTAACCGCTTGTGGGTCATCTGAAAGAGAAAGTCTTGTATACATAATGCGTTGCTTTTCAAGCAACAATGTGAGTTTTTCAATGTGTTCAATTTTATCTTCACGGGATAAAGAACCAAATGACAGGATACTTCCATAAAGAAACTCTTGAAGTTCATTAATTTCTTTAAGTTCTTCTTGAATAAGGTCAGAATCAAAAAATTTACTCATTTACAATATGCCGCAAAAGTTTTTTGTAATTACACACATTGATATTTAGAAATGGTTTGTATTTCTTGATTTTTAAACTTACGATTTCCCAAACAGGATCAATAAGTTTTTTATCAAACACATTCCCAAACTGGAAGATTATATCATAAATCACCAGAACTTCAGGGGAAATCTTCCCACTCAGGAACTTTTTTAGAATAGGTGGATGACCTTTCGAGCAGTTGAAAGCATCTTCTAATTTGATTTCCGAGAGTAATTCTTCCGATTGTTCTTTGAACAAGTAGGTCAAACTCTGTTGTCGTTTCATCCACTCGACGTATGTTCTTTCGCCAGAATTTATGATTTCTCCAATCCATATGTTCTGTGGGTTATCTGTGGCGACAAAGTTTGATACTAGAAAATCTACAATTTCCTTATCGGAATATTTCCTTGAACTTTTCTCAAAAAAATATTTATCCTTACGTTTGTTGAAGGAAGTCAGAGTTGCCCTGGACTTTCCACCATACTTAAAGAAATCATATTTTGGATTCGTGAAATGACTTTTGAGTGACAAATAATGTTGATATGTCTCAAAAGGACTCATAGTGGAAGTTTTGCTCTCGAAGTTTTCTTCATAAAGTTGAGATTGATAGCATCATACTTCAATCTTTCCTTAAGTGGTTTAGATATAAGTTTCGTAATTGAATCCACCTCAATACTATTAATTTCACAATAGTAACAAATAGCATCAATGTAGTTCATATTCTCCTCTGAAACAATTCTCTCTATCTCTAGAGAAAATTTGGAGGGAGTTAAAAACTTATCCTCTATTGCTTTTTCTAATTCCTTATTAGGTTCCATACTGCTCAAGTTTATCTCCAACAAATTTTCTAATATATTGGACGAGCAATTTAAGGTACTTTGCTTTGTCGTATTCTTCATAAACTACACATTCTCCATTTTCACAAGACATAATGAT